TAAATTAATTTATATGCTTTTATTGCTTATATATACATAATTGTACTAAATAAGCTAAAATTTTTTGTCTTTATTGTTTTTTATTAATGACCTTAAACCGTCAATGATAGTATCTGGAGCAAATAAAAAACCAATGCCTACGATTAATAGTATTGCAAATTGAAACACCTTACTATCTTCTACGATAAAAATATAAGTAATTCCGGCCCCTATAATTAAGAGGCCCAATAGGGTGGTTTTCCAACTTGCAACTAAGTTTTTCATTTATTTTTTTTATACATTAAATACCATTTGTGGGCTGTGTAGCCAATAGCAACCGCCGTTAATACTATTTTTAGCAATAAGTCTATTTGCATAAAATTAAAACCCAATGCTATTACATTAATAAAAGCAATTTTTAAGTCAGTTGTAGTCATTTTTATAAAATTAAATAGGCTGAACCTTGTTTGAAAGTTCTAATATTGCCCTATAATATGTATGGTCTTTTAAATCTTCTTCTAAATAAGTAATCCCTTCATTTTCGCTAGTGTAAACTTTAAAACCGTCGGCATTTAAATCAAAATACCCTTCGGATCGTGTTCTAACTAAAGCTAAAATAGCGCTCATTGCTAAATTACTATCCAATTCACCGCCATTGCTTCCTACAAACTTAGTAACCACCTCTATGCGGGTTAAAACTTGCATCGTTAAGCTAGTTTGGTTTTGATCTGTTTCGTTATTAGAAACGCTGTACACTATAATATAAGGCGTAACCGCATTGCTAGGAACCCTATTGTAAATTTGCAAAGAAGAACCATTCAAAACAATCTGCCCGGTTAATTTTGCGATAATCGCCTTTCTCACAAAATGAATACACTCTAACATTACCTTAAAAGTTTTTTAATTTTGTTTTCTATTTTTTCTAGTCCTTTTGACAATCCTATTCTTGCGCTACTAAATAAAAACGGCCTTGCTGGCAGGTTTACTGATCTTATATCTTTGCCCCTAAACCTTTCTGCATAAGATGTTGGTATTCCCAACTCTATTAAATCGCTAAAATTTCTTTTGCCTCCGGTTCCAAACTCAACATAAGGCGCGTAAGGAGCCTTTGCTACAATCGCTAATGTTTTGCCTTTGGCTTCTACTGTAATATTTTGTTTTAAATTTCCAGTATCTACTACGACGCTTTGTTTAGCTATTCTAGCAACATCAAAGGCAATAGAAGCCACTTCTTTAGACAATTCCTTTTCGCTAAGTATTTTTAACTTAGTAATCTTAGAATTTAATCGTGCTAAATCAGCGCTAACTATCCTGGCTCCTATCATTAATCTATTTTTGTAGCTATTAATTGAGTATAAAATGCCAAATCTGTTTCAAACTTATCATTTATGCGGTAAATTTCCGTTTGGCCCTCTAAAACAAATGTATCGCCAAGGTTAATATTATCGGCAGTCAATTTGCGCATGGTTATTATAACCTCGGTGCTAAGTGTTCTTTTTCCGTTTATTTGGCTTATTTCGCCGCTTATTGGAACGAAATTACACCAATAAGTGTTTGTTGAGGCTATCGTGTTGTTGAAGCCACCATAACCATCTGAAACGCTTGTGTAAGTGCTTACCGTTATCCTTATATCTAATTTACCTGATTGCATTAAATAAACATCATTTTATAAGAAGTTAATAAACTTTTAACGTCTGTTTTAACCGCCGAAACGATTGTGCCGGTAACATAGTCGGCCCTATTGTCGTAAAGAGTGCTTACAAGCTGTAATAAGGCTTGTTTAATAAGGCCGTCATTAATACCAGTTGTCACATAAGTGGCTTTTACTTCTAAAGCTGGCCCGCCATTTAATTGAATACTTAAATCGTCTAAACCTAATTCTTGAAAAGTAACCTCAACCCCTTCAGCGGTAACACTTGAAACGCTTGTTACCGGGGCAAAAGGCAAATCAAATAAACCGGAAGATTTTGGCAAATAATAAGTTCTGTTTTTTGAAACAATATCTCGCGAAATATAGTTTTCGCAAAAGATACGAGATTGAATAATCATGTCAGCAATCAAATCATCGTCGGCAGACGTATCTATTCGAACATAGTTCTTTACGTCGGCTAAACTTATTATTTCGGTTCCTATTGTGGAATTAATTTTAATCTGGCGCATTTATTTTTTTTTAGTGCTTCTGTTTTTAGGCGATTTATGTTCTTTTGTTTCAAAAGAAGCCTTTTCATGCTTTATTGTTTGCTTTTCTTCTGGCTTTTCAGCCACTCCAACGGCTAAATAATGCTTTGCAATATCAGGATTTACCTCTACTATTGTACCTCGTATATGCGTCTGCCTTCCATCTACAACGCTTTTTAACATTAACACTTTCATAACAATTTGTTTTAGTTATTTGTGTAAAGATAAAAAAAAAGGTGCTACTAATTAAAGTAACACCTTTTTAAACCAAAACCATTATGAAATTTAAACTTAGTAAAGATATAAAAAAAAATACACCCTCAACACAAAGGTGTATTTTTCCATTTCAAACACTAACTAAACTATTTCTTTTTATAGTCGCTATAAACATTTAAACCCGACACGCCAACCATCAATAACATGACAACAAAAGCGTATGTATTCCAGTTAATAAAGGTATTTACTACCCATACTGATAGCACCATTAAAAACAATATAATATTTCCAATTTTTTGTGTTTTCATAAATTTTATTTTTTATAAGTTACATAAATATAACAAAAAGTAAGCAATAAAATTGCAAATCCAATTCCGTAGATCATCTCAAAAGTTTCTTTTTCCATTAAAAAAAATCGTTTAGTTTTATTAATCCATATCGCTCAATTTCATCAATTGCGCTTTGCTCTAATATACTCATAATTGCAACATCTCCGGCGTAAATTTCCATCACTTCAAAAGTGCTAGGCTCTGGCGCTTCTTCATAGCCTCCAAGTGTTCCTTTTATATATTCGCCTTCGGCTATTAAATTTACACCGCCATATTCAATCTTAATTCTTCTAATGTTTGACATCTTTATAATTTACTTCAATGTTATTAATTAATTTCTTTTTAAATTCTACTAATTTTTTTTGCAAAATTATGTTTTGACCAATATTTGCATGATCTATAATATTTTCTAAGTCGGCTATAAGTTCTTTCATTTTAATTTTAACATTTACAACATTCTTTTTTTGGAATAAATAACGCGCCATCTTTATAGCTGAAAGTCAATGCCAATGTAAACACAATAATTATTATAATGGCGTAATGTGTTGTTTGTTTCATAATATTTGGTTTTTAATCTTATGCTAATTTAAAATAAATTTTTAATATACCAAAGAAAATAAAAGAAAATTTTAATATTAATTTTTAAGCATAAAAAAGCCCCACCAATTTGGCAGGGCTTAATTTGTGAAAAAACTATTGTTTAGCCTATTGTAAGTGCGGTAATATCGGTTGCAAAATCACCAGTTACAAAGCCTTTAGGTAAGTAATTAGTTAAAGCAACCCTTTCAGATACCAATACCGTTACGAAACCTTTAGTTACGTTATCGCTATCTTCTCTGAAAAATTCAACACTAATATTCTCACGAACCCACAATTGAGTTCCCATTGCAAAGTTTCCAACTAAGTAATCGCCAGTAGGAATAGCTGTATTTATTACAACTGGAATACCCATAAAATTAGGCGCTAATCCGGTATAAACTTGCTTTGCCAAATACTCGCTAGTCGTAGATTTTAAAAGTAAAATCTTGTGAAAATCCGTTGGATTTAGCATGATATAATCGGCGGTGTAATTTGCCAATGCTAATTGGTTAATCGCAACAACCAAAACATCAAATTGATTAGGTGTTGGAACCGCAGTTGCAAAACCACCCGCAGCAAATGCCGTTGCATCTGTTATGATACCGGATAAATTTACACCCGTTCCAGAACCTGAAAGAATCTGAGTATCTTCAACCTCTAAAAGTTTCTGTGGCGCTCTAGCAGATAGATAGGAAGTTAATTGAGGCGTGTCTGCTAACATTTCTTTAGAAATTCTAAAGTAAGTTTCAATAGACCTTACATTGGCATCTGCCGCCGTCATGTCAAATTCAGATTGAGCCGCTGCGGCCCCTTGTGCTTTTGGAGCAGCCGCGTTTGTGAAAGCGCTTTCTTTTACGAATCTTACAACATCTGAAGTTGTGGATCCTAAAGGAATTAATTGTCTTACATGTACGGGTCTTGTTGGGTCAAACTTGTACCCGGCCACTCTATCGGCTGGAATAACCTCGCCTGTAAAATTAGCGGCTACCGTCATATCTGCCTTGATTTCAAAACTTGCGCTTCGGTCTTTGCCTTTTACCATGCCTTCAACGGCTCCATCGCTTAACGCTTTGGCTAAAGCATATTTAAAAGACTTAGGTTCTGAGGCTGAAAAGTTTTTTTTCATTGAAACTTCAGAGGCATCTATTCTTTCATTTATTCCATTGAATTTTAGCTCTAAAGCCGCAATTTCATTTTTTAAAGCAACGTCAGCTTCACCCGTTGCCGAATCTTTAGCTTGGCCCACTGCCTTTTCAATACGCGCATCTAATTGCTTAGTAATTAGATCCATTTGATCTTTGATATTTTGATCCATTTTATTTATTTGTTAAGTTATTAATTAAATATTTCCATATTTCGCTTTCGTCATTTTTTACAATTTCCGGCAAAGTGCCTAATGGCGGCTTTGTGGCATTTACAAAAATTGATTTAAGTTTATAAAGTTCTGCTTCTAATGCGTAACCTAATTCATCTGAGATGTCAGATTTTCTAATTAGTTTCGCTACGTTATCGTATTTTAAAGATATTTTTTCCAAATCAACATTCCCTTTAGCATCTAACATAAGGGCCTGATCATTTGCGGCTAATGTAACGGCGCTAATTTCAAAAAGTTTAACTTCTCTAATCTCACGTAAACCGTTTGCCATAGTGGCCTTATTTATTGGCAATATACCAACGCTATTTTCTGTAATTACACCCGCTTTAATTAGCTGCATAACATCTTTACCCAATGTTGTTAAAGGGATTTGAGCCTCAAAAACTAATCCCTTTTCATCTTCAAAAAGATTTAGCATCTTACCTAAAGGCATATCCATGTTATGTTGATATAAATACTTAACGCGACTGCCATTTTCTTTTATGGTCTTTGAGTAAGCGCCATTTAAAATAATGTCACCATCTGAATCTACATTGCCAAACACCGAACCGTAACCTTTAATAATGCCGCTTTTATCGTCTGCATCAATAAGTTCACCCATTGGCGCTGCTTTATATAACATCATAATTCTAAATTTTTGTAAAGATAATCTATTTTTAATTTAATTTTTAAGCTAATCCAAAACCTACATTTTCAAAAGTTCCTATTGTATCTGCTTCAGGCTTTGGAAACGGGGCCATTGAACAACGGCAGTTAATGACATTCCTTCCCGATCCTATTCCAGGCCTTTGTATAAGTTCGCCACCAACTGAAAAATCTTCATTAAAATCAACAATTTGACCGCTTGCTTCTCTATGCCATTCCCTTTCCCTTCCATCTAAAGAAGTAATCCATTCTTTTTGCATATCGGCCCCGGAAAAGACATCTTGCGCGCTTTGATAGGTTGCTGCATTTGCCGCGTTTGTTGCCTCGGTTCTTACTAATCTTCTGGCTTGAAAATTACTATAATGATTATAAGTCCGCCTTAACATTCTTGACTTCACAATTTCGCCTTCTGTTTGAAATATTGGATCGGCCATTAATTTCTTTAAAACTCTAATCAAATTTTCTTTTGCGGTTCCTTGTACTAAAGAAACTTTTTGCGCAGCTACTTGAATACCATAAGACCTAAAATAAGCCCTCCAAGGCTCTTGATTGGCTTGTATGTCTAAGTCTTTTTTAATATACTTTTGATTTTCTTTTGCGTACCAATTAGCAAATATTATTCCTATTTTTTCGTAAAGTTCTTCATATCGTTTAGAAAATCCATCAATCGTAAATACGCCCAATAAATCGGGCGTTGTAATTGTATTTTTATTTCTGTAAATTTCAATTGCTTTTTCACTTTCTGCATTGTAATATCTTCTAAAGTCCTTAACGCTTTCAGCTTCGGCCCTATTTAAAAGCCTTTCAAAATCTCTTTGCCATTTAGCCGCATTAATCATTTATTAATGGGTCTTTCATATTCATAGGAATTAAATTTGCCGGAATAAAATAATCGTCTAGTAAAGGGTTTTCATCTTTTCCAAAGTACATTGCTTCCCTTTTTTCGTTTGGCGTAACCCACCAAGCGTTTGCTAATTGGATAACCATTTTATCCATATCTTCCTGTAATTCAGGAACGCTAGTAAAATCAAAATCAATAAATATATCGTTTCCGTATTGAGGCGTAAGCCATCTATTTAACTCGTCGCGTATTTTAATAAGTTCAGGAATAACGGCGTTTTGATATAAAGCCTTCTTAGCCTCTTTCATGTTATTGTAAGTGCTGCTATCGGTATTGTTTAATAGCTGAACCGGAACGCCGTAAATGTTACATAAGTCCTTTATCGTTCCGTTGTATTGTTCAATCAAAGCCAAGTCACTTGCTGGCAATCCGAAATTGATCCATGATAATTTAGCTGGCGTAATGATAATATCACCCGCATTTTTGCTGCCTTGGTGCTGGCTTTTAAATTTATCTTTTAGTTGTTGCGCTTGTACTTCGTTTACGGAACCATCTTCAGAAGATAATAAGCCCCTTCCCATCTGGTTCTGTAAATATTTAACTCCGGTTGTTAAAGCCTCGTTGTTTGCCGTCAATGACCTTAGACCGGCCCTAAGAGGGCTTTGTCCGTATAAATGAGTTCCCGTTCCGTCATAGTCTGGGTTAAAGTCTTTAATATGGCAAATAGTGTCTGCCGATGCTTCAAAAGTTCCGTTGTAAATAAGTTTATACCCTTGAATTGGCTGCATCATTCCACCGCTTACAATTTCCATATTTTGCGATGGAAGCACGTATAATTCAGTAAACTTATTTGCATTGGCTCCGGTATCTGGCCCCACGCCGTATATATATCTGTTTCCGGTAAGCCTTCCAAAAGAAATTACTTCTGTTAGCCATGCGGTATAAGATTGTGAAGGATTGGGCCTATCTAATA